GGTCAGGGTTTTGCGAATGTGGCGGAAGGTATTGGATCAGGAATCGGGAACATCATGGGGGGTGGTCAGATGGCTTCGGCGTCATCTGCATGTATCCTCTGCATCGCCATTCTCGCGGCTCTTTATTTCATGATGTCCCCAGCTGGACAGGGTGCCACCAAGAACTTTATGAAGAAGCGTAAGTAATTAAATTCCATTTGTAATTATAGCATCAACATCATACTTATACATATATTCCAACTCCTTTGGTTCCTTATGTGTATATGTGTAGACCCTAATATTTTTAGACTTACAGTAGGTTATAAACTCATGATCGAGGCATGTCCAATGAACGACCACCATCGATAAATTCCGAGTGATCATATCATACTCTCTCGGGTGGAAAGTTGTTTCAAATGTAGAACCCTTCTTGTAATAATCTGGTAGAATCTTTAGAATTCTTCGATTGAAACTACAAAATGTAACTCTTTCCGTTGATCTTCTCATGTAAAAATCCTCAAGTGCCCCGATCACCTCGATGTTGTTACCCTTGATGTCAAGAATGAGATCCTTGTAAATTATTTTGGGTAATTTGTCGTACACTTCTTGGAGAGAACATATTCCAAACTTTTTTAGAATTTCAAAAGAAGTTTCTGATATGAAATAATTATCAATGTACACATCGTGGTATAAAATAATTTCCCCAGTTCCACAAAGTTGAACATCAATTTCAATCCCATCGTACCCCAAATTTATTGCCCATAGTATCGCGTTGATACTATTGTCCCTGTACTCCAATGAATACCCGCGATGGGCTATATACCTCATTAACTTAAAGAGATATTTAAAGTTTTATTTAATGATTCTCTCCATTGACGTGGGTATAAGGAATTTAGCGATGTGCCTATTGGACGAGGATTCTGGTAATCTCGTTAGAGAGTGGGATGTTGATGGAATTCCACCACAACATAAGGATGGTGTATATGTTTCCATGAGGGATCACCTAGATGAAAGACCCTGGGTCCTTGGGGCGAAAACGATTTTGATAGAGAAGCAACCCGAACGTAATAAAAAGATGGTCTCTGTCATGCACTTCCTTCACGCATACTTTATCATCAGGTGCCCCCAAGCCGAAACGATTCTATATGATGCTCGCCACAAAATACCAGACGTTGCGGGACCCGGGAAGGCGCAGTACAACAAGAGAAAGAAGGTATCCATAGAAAGATGTGAAACCTTTATCCGTGATGGACCTACCAATGCACATTGGTTGCCCATTTTCCTCAAGTCTAAGAAGAAGGACGACCTGGCGGACACTGTCATGCAGGCACTTTCCTTTGTGAATAGAAAAGAGGTCGCCCCGGCCTCCAAGAAGAAGAAAACGACAAAGTTGGTGGCAAGGAGACCCAATGAAAATCAAAAAGCTACAAAATATTCAAAATCAAATTTGGCTTGGATATATTTGAACAAAGTTGATTGTGAAGTCCTTGAGAATAACAAGAGGTTCATGAAGGATTTGAAGAGGTACTACAAGAATGTTGGCGACTTGATTAAAGAAATAAACGGATAAATACTTATAATGGAAAAAGTTCTGGATCATGGATTTGTTAGGCTCGTTGATTACATGCCTCAAAAAGATTTGGATTCGTCCATCGTACAAGCAGCCCGAGTCTCTTATGGAGATGGGACTAAGTCCACGCGAGGAGACAGGGGTCTCATACGATACCTCCTTCGCCACTGGCACACGACTCCGTTCGAAATGGTCGAATTCAAGTTTCACATTAAGATGCCCATCTACATCGCAAGACAACACATGCGACATAGAACAGCCTCAATTAATGAGCTATCCGCCCGTTACTCCGTCGTTCCCAAGGAGTATTATGAACCAGATACTTTAAGGGGGCAGTCCCAGGTCAATCACCAGGGGTCTGAGGGTGTCGTCGATGTCGGGGAAGAACTCAACGGAAAAGTATCCCAACACCTGACCCACGCCTTTGATGTCTACGAGGAACTCCTAGAGGGTGGAGCCTGTCGTGAACAAAGCCGTGGGGTACTCCCACAGTCTACCTACACTGAGTTTTATTGGAAGATGAACCTCCACAATCTCATGCACTTTCTCCACCTGAGGATGGACGGTCACGCCCAAAAGGAGATCCGCGACTATGCCACCGCCATCTATGACCTAGTGAAACCCCTGGTCCCTGTCACGATGGAGGCCTTCCTAGACTTTAGGGTCAATGCGATGCATCTCACGGGGCCAGAGATCGAAGCCCTCCAAACTGGGAAGACCATCGAGAGCCCCGGTGAGAGGAGGGAGTTTGAGGAAAAATTAAGGAGGTTAAAAATAAAATATCCATAGAGGATACCTATGATTACAAATGCGTCTGCTATAATGACAACCCAAACACTTTTTGATTTTGAGTTGAAACGTCGCCCCGATTTAGCCCGTAAATATGGGTATACTCAGGTGATCGAACCTAAAACTATCCTACAAGATGATGAACAACGACTCAGCTACATTGAAGAGGAAATGAGACGCCGTCCCCGTGCAGCTCTCAGGATGAAGAAGTATAAAAAATAAATGTCCCTACATAATAAATGCTTGCCATCGCAACTTCGCCAACTATTTTCGCCAGTAAAAAGGGCTTCAAGAGGCTCAGTAAAAAAATTAAAAGAGATCGGGACATGGACGTGGACAAGATCAAAGGTAAATTGAGTGATATTGTCCGCGACGAGCAGAGGAGGCTAAAGGAATACTACAAGGAACATGAGAAACTTATCAAGAAGGATGAAAAGTCCAAGCCCAAAAAGAGTGTAAAGAAGTCTATCGATCTTTACGAAAAGTAAAATACATCGCACCCAAAATAAACACACCAGCCAAAGGTGTATCGTGGAACCTCTCTGCCAATACAGCACAAATTATACTGTATTGAACTACCCGTATTTCCTGCCTCGTTTTAACCATTGAACGTTTCATAGATGCTCTGGATTTCTCCAAACCCAGAACAGCTGTACTTATCTTCCCAATTTTAGAGGGAATTTCCGTCGTCTTCATAAACATTTCATTCAAATCAAATGATTCCAGGAACTGTTGTTGAATCATGGGTTCTAGGTAGGTGAAGTAATTAAACTCTGGATCCAATTGAATACATATACCCTCTATGAGAGAGAAAGATTTCGCCAGGTAGACGAAGCTTGTTGGTACAACGAAGGGTTTCTCCATAGCCAATTCAGTGGCAAGTTCGTCGTTTAGAATAGCACCACCATCTAGGGTCTCCAGATACCCAAGGATGCTTTCAAAAAATACCTCAATGTCAGAGATATCCGTAGACGTTGGAACGATAACACCAAGGCGTATTAATATTTTTACTATCCCCGAAGTGTCTCTATTTATAATACAAAAGAAAAGGTCTTTAAAACCTTCTCTGAGTTCATCCGATAGTGGGATGACTAAACCGAAATCGTAAAAGACCAGCTTACCATTTTTGGAAATACCCAAGTTTCCAGGGTGTGGGTCAGCGTGAAATAGACCAGCCTCCATAGTTTGTATGACGTATGAATTCACCAGGGCTTCACACACTTTTAACTTGTTGATTTTCTTGTCCTTGATTTCGGTAATCTTATCTGTTGGTACATATTCCATTACAATCATTTCATTCGTACAATACTTTTTATACACCCGCGGAACCTTAATCCATTCAACATCTTTCAGACACTTCTTAAATTTGATCGCATTATTGACTTCTTGAACATAGTCTGCTTCACCCAGAAGATATTCAATCGAATCATTGAGAACAAAATCTGAACTATTTCCAGTATCAATCCCTACAGATTGAACTACTTTTAGTATTTTCCTCAATGTTTCGGTGTCGGTTTGCATCGTGTCATAAATACCTGGTCTTTTCAATTTTACAACTACAGGTTTCCCGTTTTGTAATGTAGCCTTATGAACCTGACCAATACTTGCAGACTTAAACGGGACCTCATCAAAGTCTTTGAAAATATCTAGATCAATCTGGTCCCTAACCAAATTATAATCAAATGCGGGGACATCATCTTGGAGAGATTCAAGTTCACGGGTGAACTCTGGGGGGTAGAGGTCTCCCCTCGTGGACGCAATTTGCCCTAATTTTACAAATGTTGGACCAAGATCGAGAAGTTGATCTTTCGTCCACCTGCCAAGCTCCGCCTTGTCTTCCACAAAACGCTCTTTCCACAAAAATTTGGCGGCAAACTTCCAAGTCTTTACCTTCTGTTGAGTTGGTTTTGATAAAGGTTTGATCACATTGCACCTAACACTCAACATACATACAGTAAAGAGATATTTTTTAAATATCTTAAAGTGTCTATGGGAAGTGTGTGACTCGTGGAAATTTATATGTCAACTAAAAGTAGAATGAAGATTCATATCATCGGTGCAGGACCAACGGGGATGTCCCTCGCTTGGGAGATTCTTAAATCAGGAGAATACCATGATATAACTATTTATGACCGAAAGACATCGGCTGGTGGTTCATGGTGGGAACCCGAAATTGGTGTGAGGGATCTCCATGCACATCGAGTCTTATTTGACACCTTCTACAATACACGTTCATTATTCAATGAAATGAATATAGAATGGGACGACATGTTTGAACCAGTAAATGATAAAGGTGGTCGAAACTTTTTATTCAAGTCATTGAGTGTGAGTGACTATGGGTCTCTTATGAAACTTGTAATGAAAGTAGTATTCCAACCAACCAAGTACAAGGAAATAAGTTTTAAAGACTCTATAGGAAAATTAAGTGAAAATGGAGAAAAATGTCTAAAAAACCTACCTCTTATAATGGATGGTGTAACATGGAACACAATGTCTGCATATGAATTTGTTCAAAACTTAAATCATGTAGCCCTAGCCAAACCATATACACAGAAAGTTTCAGGTAAAGTGATGGGTGATGCGATGGAAGAAGCACTCACGGAGGAAGGTGTAAATTTTGTATTTGGAACAGAAATGAAAGACATCGAATACCAAGAAGACAGTTACAAACTTACATTTTCAAATGGAACTGTCATTGACGATGGACAACTATTTTTGTGTATTGATAATAGCCCAGCTTTAAAAGTCCTTGGAGACAACTGGGGTCCGGATGCTGATAAAAAGGTTAGAGAAAGTACCTATGGAGCTATAAATGTTCTCTTAGATTACGACGACCCAATCACTTTGAAATCTGATTTAGAAATTGCATCTGAAACAAAATGGAATTTACAACCCAGAGTTTTATCGGATGGTAAAACTGTATCTTGTGTCATATGTAACCTAACACGTGAAGTGTTGTCAAACACACCAGAAATGTTAAAACTTGAGGTGATTGATCAGTTGGGTATATCCTCCCCAAAAACAATTAGAATTGGGTGGGGTGCAGACTGGAGTGAAGAAGATGGTTGGACTTTCTCACAATCTTCCGGGGTTCTCAGTCTACATGGACAACTTCCGTTTTTTGGAAAATGTTCAAAAGTTGCGATGTGTGGCATGATGTCACCCAGAAATACCCCGTATTCAAGTATAGAATCAGCTGTAGAAGTTTCTAGAACACTCAGTCACGAATATTTCGGAACTAGAAAACCAATCAAACCATCTACTTTGAGTCAACGTATATTACTTTTGACAATGATACTTATAGTTTTAATTTTAATATATCGTAATAGAAATCAATGAAGTTTTTAGCTTCTGTGTATGAACCAATGTATGAATATAATAGTAAAAAGTATATTCGTATTAGAATTCCACCCGCACTGGTGACGCGAGTCAATGATACTCAAATGAAAATGAATCACCTTCTCACGAATTCTAATATTGATAATCCTTTGGAAGGAAGTATTCTCAAAGTAAAAATTCCATTTAGATACAGACGGGTGATGTGTGAAATTAAGGGGAAACCCATCCAGTCCTGTGTAAGGGGGGATGAAATCAAAGTAGAAATTGAATTCAAAGGATATTGGAACGTCGGTGATTATTCGGGGTTTTCTTGGGTTCTCAAATCTTCAGAATATAGTTAAAGTTTCCACGGTTTAATTTAGTATACATGACAGTTCTCACGAGAACGGGGTACCTCGCCACAGAAGGACCCCTTCAGGAAATTAAAAAGGAGCTTACCGTAAGGCCTATAGTCAATGGAGATTACGGATTTCCGCCACCACCTTTTAAAGTTTTTAAAACGACTAAGAATGGTATCTGTGTCCCGCGCTTCTATGGCGTCTCGAAATTTGGTGAAGCGAGGGAAGATCGAAGACCTCAACCCACCCGGATTAGAACGAAGTTTGCTGGCACCCTTCGAGACGCAACACACCAAAACGATGCACTTGCTGCAGCTCTTGAGGCGGGTCATGGCGTTCTCTCACTCCCGTGTGGTTTTGGGAAGACCACCGTATCCCTGGCAATAGCGTGTAAGTTGGGTTACAGAACAATGATTATTGTTCACAAACAGTTTCTAGCCGATCAATGGAGGGAGAGAATTAAACAATTCTGTCCGGGAGCCACCATTGGTGTCGTTCAACAAGATAAGAAAGAAGTTGATTGTGATTTTGTGATCGCTATGCTCCAGTCACTATCCTTGAAAGAGTATAGTTTTGGGGACTTTGAAAGTGTGGGAACCCTCATCGTAGACGAAGCCCATCATATATGTGCCAAGGTGTTCAGTCAGTCTCTCTTCAAATTATGTCCTAAACACATCTACGGTCTATCTGCCACCCCAGAGAGAAAGGATGGTCTCACCAAAGTCCTCCATTGGTTCATGGGACCGACCTTCTTCGCCGTCGAGAGGAAAAATCAAGGACAGGTTGAAGTTTTTTCAATCGTCTATGAATGTTTCAATTACAGAAACCCACCACCCTCAATGAGAAATGGAAAAATATCAATGCCCAACATGATCACAGAATTAGTCGAGGATCGACAGAGAAATAAAATGCTCGTCGAACTTATTAAAAAAGCTTCTGCAGGAACAAGACAACTCCTAGTTTTGAGTGATCGGAGATTTCACTGTGAATTTCTTCACCAATGTTTTCCCAAAAGTTCGGGACTCTACATGGGTGGTATGAAAGAGAAGGAACTCCAAGAATCCTCCAAAAAAAAGATCATCTTTGCAACATTCAGTCAAGCCCATGAAGGACTCGATATTCCAACCCTAGACACGGTCATTTTAGCTTCACCAAAATCAGACATCACACAGAGTATTGGAAGAATAATGAGAGAAACCAAGGGTAAAAAGAATGATCCCCATATATACGACATCCATGATCCATGGTCTATTTTCACAGCAATGTACTACAAACGTATGAGAGTGTATAGACAAGGTGGTTTCAAAATTCATGGAAAGGTCACCGAAGAAAAACCAGACTTTCCTCAGGGAAAATGTCTATTTTAAATTCTACACAACTAATAAATGTCAGGTGCATTAGTCCAAATTGTATCAAAAGGAGCGCAAGACATTTATTTAACAAGTGACGAAGGTCATTCATTTTTTAGAACAAAGTTTGCGAGATATAAAAATTTTTCACAAGCCCCAAAGCTTATAAAAGAAGTTACCGAAACCGATAATTCTATTACCATCCCTGTGTATGGTGACATTATAAACGGATTGTGGTGTGAAGGAACCGGAGAAGCCAACATATCGTCAAATATTTTCTACAATTCAACGATGGATCTTTATATTGGTGGACAAAAGGTCGACTCCCAACACTATGATTACTATAATGATATTTGGCCAAACTACCTAGCTGATACTTGGACTAAGTCTCAAGAAATAAACGTCAAATCCAATACAGGTAATATAGCGTTTGTTCCATTTCACTTCTTTTTTTGTGATGGTGGAGCATATTTACCCTTAATTGCGTTACAAAATCATACAGTAGAAATTAAAATTAACTTCGATACAAATTATTACAATGGAACTGTGGAACAGGGTTTAACAGCTATTCAGAAGAAAATTTCAGTATACGGCAACTATATATTTTTAGACACAGATGAAAGAGAAAGTTTTGTAAATCGTCAGATAGATATGATGATTACACAAGTTCAAAGGATTGAATATCCTATTGATTTTGCTACGACTAACAATAATAGTCTAGACATCTCACAATTTAATCACCCGGTTAAATCTTTATTTTTTGGATTTGGAACTTTAGATGATGATAATATTACAGATAGATTTACATTTGGAACCGCGGATATTCAAATAAACGGGACAGCTTTATTAGAGAATATGTCCCCTATGTATTTCCACACAGTTGAAAGCTATTTAAAATCTAAGTTTGCACACATAGATTTCAGAGCTGATAGTAAAACGATGTTGTATACCAGGTATTTCGCATTTCATTTCTGTATGAACTCATCTGAATACAGTCCCACTGGAACCTGTAATTTCAGTAGACTGGATAACGCTAAAATGATTATAAGAAATGCTGAAAAGGGATCAGCTAGAACAGATACACATATATTTGTATACGCACTAAATCATAACATTCTCAGAATACAAAACGGTATGGCGGGCATTTTATTCGGCAACTAATATAGAGATGCCCCGTGTTCTTATTCTCACTGACCAGATTTTTACAAGTAAACTCGATGTTCCACCAAAGAAGGTAACCCCAGATCTCCCAGACCAAGCAGCGGCGGGTGGTATTAATATGGGTAAAATTAAAACAGAAGAAGTATCGGCAGATAACTCAGCTATTATTCATGCGGATACAACTGAAAAGGGTGTAGGTGAACCCGAAATAGAGCGCCTCGTTATACAGGCGGGACAAACTTCAAATTCGGCTACTTCAAATGTATCTGAAATTTCTATGGGTGGTTCAAGCTCCAATGTCGAAAACCAAAACATTACAATAAAAACACAGGGAACCGAACGAGTAAAAATTGATTCTGATGGTCATTCGGAATTCAAGGGTGGGATAGTGACGAATGACGGTGAGGGTGAGATGGCATGTAGACGTTACTCAAATGTAGTAACAATCGCACCCAGTGCACCAAATAAAGATATACAACTTGTATATTCAGACGCGGCATTTTATGGACGGGTAATTACCCAATTGAGAGAAACCTCGAATGTGTCGAATATAAGTACAATGATTCTCGAATTTCAAGGAGGAACAAGTAATGGTACAGAATCATCTGTTCCTATAGCCGTGGGTATCAAAAAATTATTTGGTGGCGTGAACGCGAATCCATGGAGTCCCATCGTCACAACAACGTCAAACACCGTGACTATCACTCCAGCAAATACGTCAGGAATTGGGTACTCATATGACATTTTTTCAAAAGTTCATTCCTCGTTGGGTGGAAAACTTATCAAGATCAAATCTGGTGGCACAGATTTGAAATCCTTTAGTTACTAAATTTACTTTGGGGGAAAACCCCTTAGTAGATTCATTACATTTATGCCCTGATGGAATCAGAAACGGCTAGCATAACTACGCCGATAATGAAAGCCATGATGACGTAATTCATTTCAGTTTCTTCACGCCCAACCTTTGAGTCAACCTGAGGCACAGGTTCTTCGACAACTTTCCGTTGTCGGACGGGAGGTTCTAAATCCTCCAGCGGACAATACGCTATCATTTATATATATTTAGAGATTAATTTCAGTTTTCTTTTTTCGTCGAACCCGCTTGGGTTTAGAAGAATCCACATTCACCTCCTTGACTTCACCACCCGTGGAATCTCCTGAAATAGAAATAATGTCCGAAACATCGTCCACACCGTCAAGGTTACCAGCATCCTGAGCAACCTGTGGTGTTGTGTTCATTGGGGGGGTGGGTGGCATCATAATACCACCCATCAAACTGGAAATATCAATCCCCGGACCTTTCATTTCATACTGCCCTGTCCCACCAACAGGGGCATCCACCCCACTTTCACCCGGGGAACGGGTAGTATTCTGAACCGCACTCATCATATTCTTAACGAGTTCTGGATTTTGTTTGATTACATCGTTCATGTTGGGCATCACCGACTTAAACATACTGTTTGTTAAATGGAACATCATAGCTGAACCACCCAACATCATTATCAACTTCACCTCTGGTGCAACATTTACCTTTGATCTATACTTTACATAGAGTTCCTCGAAAACAGTATCATAGTCATCTACATTCTCCATCACAGATTCAGACCAACCCTCTAGTTGAATTTCAAAGGGGTTATACCTCTTATTAAGAAATTCGAGTCCAGTCACACATGCAATTAACATTCTCCTAGAGAAACGAATAGACTGCTCCACATCGATGCTGTAGGTAATCCGTTTAACCTCAGCCCTAAGTTCTTCTATATTTGAATATGCGTTAAGACGTTTATTGACAGCAAATCCCTTCTTTTCTAGACGTGTAAGCTTGTTAAGGAGGTCAGACTTCTCTTCATCAATTGAAGTGTATCCCTTGGATGGTTGTTCTTCCTGAGAAATACCAGGACCCATTGTTGGTTCATCGTCGTAAAAATCCTCACCATAATCTATTTCTTCCTCTTCCATGTGTTGTCTCGGTGCAGTTTGTTTATTGGGATTGACAAATGCATCCATCGTTTCTTGGGGGGCAGTATTTGGAGGTCTAGTAGATGATCTGACTGGTTTTGGAACGGGCTGGGGTCTTGGAACAGAAATTTCAATCTCATCCATAAGAGCTTGTTCGTCCGCATCCAGTTTCATGACTGTTGCATTTCCACGATCGATTACAATTTCTTCATCCATCTACTCTTTATATAGAAACTAAAAAATTTACCTTTAACGCAGTTTATAAAAAAAATGTTGTTTGATTATAAATGTTTAAGTTCAATCGTACTGATCGAAATGCCCTTACCGCCATCGTGATATTATTTTTTGTTATTGTCGTTCTCAATATTATGAAAAAAACAAGTGCCTATCAGCCCAAGCCAATTGTTATTGAAATTGTCAACGACCAATCAATTTTCGATTTAGAAAATCGAATGGAATGTGTTCCTGGATCCGGTAAAGAAGACAGCCCATACACCAAAAGTTTAACACCAGGTGGATTATGTGATGCCCAAAAACTTATTGGTGAACATGCGTCTTACACAATCGTGGAT